ATCATGTGGAGAGGAATTGAATCTAACCATGAAGTTTTTAAAAAATTAAAAATTTTTGATGAATCTCCTTTAGCTAAAAATTTTTTAAAGGAAAGTGTTAAGAACGAGCGGGTTTTTTTAACCGAATGTTATGATCTCAGAATTTCAAAATTAGTAAGTTTGATAGCTCCATTTAATGAAATGGAATTAGATTTTATAACTGATATTTATTGTAATATTGATAATATGCAGCGAATTCGGTTTTTAACTATTTTTGAGGGTTACTGTTTTGAATTTTTTTTCCTAACAGATAAATCACAGTCTCTTTCTGGCTTAGGCGTACTTAAGAAAAATAAAAGGATTCTTAAAATGCCATATATTGATATATTTTCCATCCCTGAATTTCAAAAAAGCCTTTCAGAAATGATTGAGAGTCAAAAGCAGAATTAAGTTTGTAGTAGATTGAAAGAATTATGGAATATTTTTTACTTAATTAATGAATTACAAAGTCCCAATTTGGGGCTTTTTTTTATTGGGTTAAATTTATGAAAAATGAAGTCGGCTTTCATGTGCCTGTTCGTCCAATGCCTCCAGATTGGATTTTTGAAATGGGTACGCCTAACTTTGTGCCAGCGCCAGAATTATGGGAATGGATAAGAAAGGTTTTTCTAGATCCTAAATCTAAATTATTTAACCCTGATCACATGCATTTACGGTCATTTCGATATCCCGATATTGCTGTGATGTGGGCTAGATCTGGTTTTAAAAAGCAAGGGCGTCAGATCATTGGTACTACTGAAAAAGTCATGATCAATGCTGGTGGCTGGAAGAAAGAACGACAAGAAGAACAATTCATTCAATGGTTTGAATACGTCCCTGAATATCTCATCACTTTTGATGCTTCATATTCTCGTATTGCTAATGATGTGGACTTTTGTGCATTGGTAGAACATGAGCTTTACCACATTGCACATAAGAAGGACCAATACGGAACACCTGCATATAACCGGGAAACAGGTATGCCTAAATTAGCTATACAAGGGCATGATGTTGAAGAGTTTACTGGCGTTGTACGTCGATATGGTGCAAGTGAGGATGTCAAAAGAATGGTTGAAGCAGCTAATACAAGACCTGAGATGTCGAGAGCTGATGTTCACTATGCATGTGGCACTTGTTACTTGAAGGTGGTTTAAATTTTTTTGCCACTCTACTTGGACGTACTTGGACGGATAGAGATAAATGGCAAGGCTTAATAAACGGGTAAAACTCTATATAGTACGGTCACTTGCTACCTATGAGACACCTAGTGAAACAGCAAGAGGCGTCCAAGAAGAATTTGGTATTACCGTAACCAAACAGCAATGTGAAGCATACGACCCAACAAAAAAAACAGGGCAGGACTTAAGCGAAGAGTTTAAGGCTGAGTTCTACAGAGTGCGCAAGGAAATGAACGACAACCTTAGTGCTATTCCAATCGCTAACATTGCATACCGCCTCAAACGCCTACAACGGTTCATCGATCATGAACAATTCAAAGAAAACCCTGTCATTGTGCCGAGCCTTTTAGAGCAGGCAGCTAAAGAGGTTGGTGGCTTATATACCAACCGTAAGGAAATAACAGGGGCAGGCGGCGGACCATTACAAAGCGAAAACATTACCTATGTGACTGCTACCGATGAGCAGGTAAGGCAGGCGATAGATGAACTCGAGAACGAATATTGATCCTGTTAAAACCAAAGCTAAGCGGATCAAATGTGAGAAAGAACATTTATTTTTCACACGAGCATTTTTCTTGCCTCGCATGGGTTTTAAGTTTTCGGTCAATTGGCATCATGAATATATTGCCGACAAGATTGATGAGGTTATAGCTGGCAAGGTTAAAAACCTAGTTATTAACGTTCCACCCGGAAGCGGTAAGACTGAACTACTCACAAATCTTATTGCCCGTGGTATAGCTCGTAATCCTCGTTCGCGCTTTTTGTATTTGTCTTACTCACAATCACTTGTAGAGGATGTATCTGCAACAGCAAGGAACATTGTTAAGTCAGAAGACTTTCAGAGTTTATGGTCTGTAAAGATCTCAACTAAAACTGATGCTAAATCAAGCTGGAAAACAACAGTAGATGGTTATGATGCTGGTCATGTATATGCTGCTTCAATGGGTGGGCAGGTCACTGGTCGCCGTGCCGGTACTTTAGCCAATGAGGGCTTTACCGGTGCGATTATTCTGGATGACCCATTAAAGCCTGAGGATGCATTTAGCCAAACAGCTAGACGTAAAGCTAACCGAAAGATCTTAAACACGGTCAACTCGCGTAAAGCTAAATCTGATACGCCAATTATTCTGATCATGCAACGTTTGCACGTTGAAGATCCGACTAACTTTGTGTTGACTGGCAATGTACCTGGTGAATGGGAACAAATCAGTATTCCCGCACTTATTGATGATGAGTACATCAGTAAGCTACCAGAGCACATACAGCGCAAAATTCCACGTGATGTTGAACGTGATGAGAAAGGCAGACAAAGCTACTGGCCATTAAAAGAATCTTTACTTTCATTGCTGCAGCTTGAGAAAGGCGGGGAAGATAAAGACGGCGCCACAGTGTCACGCTATACGTTTGCAAGCCAATACATGCAAAACCCTAAAAAGCTGGGTGGTGATCTTGTTAAGGCTGAATGGTTCCCACGTTACCTAGATTTACCTGTTCTTAAATGGCGTGCGATTTGGGCAGATACGGCGCAAAAGACAAAAGAGCATAACGACTTCTCAGTGTTCTTATGTGCTGGTCTTGGCTATGACAATAACCTTTACATCATTGACGTGAAGCGTGGCAAATGGGAAGCACCAGAGCTATTGAAAGAAGCTAAAGCTTTTATCAATAAACACAAGGACAGTAACACAAAGATTGGCAAGCTTCGTTATATGGCCGTAGAGGATAAGGCGAGTGGTACCGGTTTAATTCAATCTATTTCTAGGGAAACGACATTACCTATTAGGGCAATTCAGCGGGATGAGGACAAATTGTCACGGACAATGGACGTCATTCTTTATGTTGAAGATCAGCGCGTTTGGTTACCAGCTAATGCACCGTGGCTATTGAACTACATTGAAGAGATTGAAGGCCTTACTGCTGATTGGTCACATGACCATGACGACCAGTGGGACCCGACCATTGATGCAATTAATGATTCATTAGCCAAAAAGCCAACTGTATTTGATTAGAGGAAATTATGGCTGAAACTAAAAAGCCCGATGCAATTGGCGATGCAGGGGCGTATACAAACTTTGTCTCAAATATTGGTACCGACCGTGACAAGGCCTCACACGGTTCATTCGTTAAGAAAGTTATTCCTGATGAGCAATTAGAAGCGGTATATCAACATTGGTTAGCTAAGCGAATCGTCAACCGACCAGCAAGTGACATGCTTCGAGCTGGATGGTTTTTTGAAGGGATTCAAGATAACGATTTATTGAAGCTTAAAGAGGCGTGCAAAGCTTTCAACTTAGATGGGGTGCTCTTATCTAGTTTGGTACTTTCTCGCTTATATGGCGTTTGCTATGTGCTTCTAGGGACTGTAGACGGCGGCAACTTAGATCAACCGTTCGATTTAAACAAGTTAGGTGTTGGTCGTTTAGAGTTTTTCACGGTGCTTAAGAAAAAGCACATTGAAGCTGATACTAGTAAATATTTATCACCCAAGGAGGCAGGTGGAGTTTTAAAGCAGCCTGAATTTTACAAGCTAAAGCTTGATGGTAAATCTAACCAACGGATCCACCACACTCGCTTAATCAAATTTTGCCATGCAGATGTAGTTAATGAAGAACCTGTAAGTGTTTTGCAGGAAGTTTATGAAGATCTGCTTGATCATGCTGCCGTAAAAAAAGCCACTGCTAGTCTGGTCCATGAATCAAAAATTGACGTGATTAGAACCCCCGACTTGGTCGATAAGATCAAGGAGGACATGAAATCCGTAGTTGAACGTTTTTTCAGTGTCGGATTGCTAAAGGGTTTAAACGGAATGCTCGTCTTGGATAAAGACGAGGAATACGATTCAAAGTCTTATAGCTTTGGTGGTTTGCCGGATCTAATGCGTGAATTCTCTATTCAAGCAGCTGGGGCTGCTGATATGCCTTATACGATTTTATTCGGTCAATCACCTGCAGGGATGAATGCAACAGGCGAGCATGACACACGGAACTATTACGACAGTATTGCAACTAAGCAAATATGGTCCTTAAAGCCATTCATGATGAAGCTTTTAAGAGTAATTGTTCAAGCCACATTTGGTCACCAAATTCCAAGCTTAGATGTTGTGTTTAACCCATTATGGCAATTAGACGCAAAAGTCCGTTCTGAGGTCGAAAAAGCAAACGCTGAACGGGATTCCAAGTATTTAGAAATGGGCATCATCACAGAGCCACAGATAGCAAAACAGCTTGTTATTGATGGTGTTTATTCAGTGATTGATGAAAAACATATCAAAGAGCTTGAGACAATGGTGAAGCTTAATGACAACGATAATTCAGATCCTGAAACCACACCTCCAGCAGGCGAAGAAACGTAAAAAAGGTCGTAAAGCTTCTAAGCCGAGGGCCGTGCACGTAAATCGCCGTGTAGAGCTTTATTACACGCGACAACTACTGGCTATTTCAAAATACTGTCAGGAACAAACAAAAGAATTGGTTATTCCTACAGTCGGCCAGAATATCGGTGATGCTTGGTTCTCAGACATGATGACGGCGTTTAGGGAAAAGCTCACAAAGTATGTTGTTGAGGTTTCGCGACCGTTAGCCACAAAGGTCGTGACTGACACCCAAAAGGAAGTGGACAAGCAAATTGCAGAGCACACCAAAACAATTATTGGTGTGGATTTAACGCCGTTTTATCGAGCTGCTGATATTCAGGATGAAGTAGATCTAAACATTACGGCCAATGTCAGTTTGATTAAGTCTATTCCGCAGCAATACGCCGATAAGCTTGAGGTATTAATCACCAATGCTTTGCAGACTGGGCAAACTAATGAAGAGTTAGCCAAAGCAATTAAGCAATTGGGTTTATCAACTGATTATCGTGCACGGCTTATTGCTAGTGATCAGATGGGCAAGATTAACGGCCAAATTAACCAAGCTAGACAGCTTTCAATGGGTGTTGAGACATACACATGGCAAACGGCCAAAGACGAGCGAGTGCGGCCAGATCACCAACATAAGCAGGGCAAAACATTTAGATGGGATTCTCCGCCAGATGGAGGGCATCCCGGTCAGCCTATTCGTTGTCGTTGCACGGCATTACCTAATTATGAGGATATCTTAATTGACTGATTCTAACGCTAGCGAGAAATGCTGGAGGTGTGGGAAGGACCACGGTCCAAGAAGACCCACTCCGCCGATTGTTTGTACACCCCCTTTAGTTAAAGTAGATGGAGTTGAAAGTTCTAAAAAATTGACACCAGAGCAAATGAACCAGATCCGAGAACTCACTTTGAAAAAGGTTTTCTTGTCAGTTCTTTTAATTTCAATCCCCATTCTGCTTTGGAAATTAGATTCGATCATTATGGCTTTAAAAGCCTAATACCATTAATAAGGATTTATGGCCATGAAGCGTAAAAAGTTTAATAAAAAACGGTTTTATCGCCGTTTAGAAGCACAGGGATTAGTTAAAGGTGGGCTAGTAATTGGCGGTGACTTCACCCCGCCGTGGTTAATGTCCTGCTGTGATGGCTTCCCTAACTTGGCTAAGGCGGCGGGTAAGGCGGCTGAAAAGTTTCAAGAGGTGGTGGAAAGTATCAAAAAGTTAGATTTTCAGCCTCCAAATATTAAACCCCTTAAAACAAAAATTTTTATTGATGGTGTCGACTTGGGGGCAGGGAAAGATTTTTCGGTTACCTATTCAAGTACTTAATTTTTAAAATTGATAAAGCCACCTTCGGGTGGTTTTTTATTGAGCGCAATTTATGAAAACCATTTACCAACTCAAAATTGGTGACTTTGCGCCAAGCGAATCGACACGCTCATTTACCAAAGAGGGGTATCTGAAATGCGTCAATGTTCGTTTAGCTAAAGCGCCTCAAGTACGCCAGTACTATGCGTATGAGTTTCCATCATTGGAAGGTTATACCGCTGATCAAGTCATTAATGTTTACACACCGCCAGAGGAGCTTTTTAAGCCTGAGGCTATTCAAAGCTTCAATGGTGTAGACGCTACAGACTATCACCCGCCTAAAAATGAAATTAACGCATCTAACTGGAAGGATTATCACATTGGCTATTGTGAGAACGTCCGACAGGAAGGCGATTATCTGGTGGGTGATTTGCTCATTAAAGACAAGATCAGTATTGATCTGATCCAAAGCAACGAGCGGCTAGAAATGTCGCTTGGCTATGGAGCCTTATTAATCGTTGAGCAGGGTACGGCGCCAGATGGTACGCCATATCAAGCCAAATTTATCAATTTTATAGGCAATCACGTAGCACTCGTTAAATATGGCCGTTGTGGTGGTGATTGCCGCATCGGTGACAAACAGCAAACTCCACCAAAGGGGAATAAAACAATGGAAGTAATTGTAAACGGTATCCGTTTTAACATCGGCGATAACACGCCTTTGGCCGATGCATTAAAGCAGCAACAAGAGCAGCTGGAAAATATGAAGGCTGCAAAACTTAAAGTTGGTGATAAGCAATTTTCTATCGGTGATGAGCTTGGAGCAATTCAAGCAGTCGTAGATCAATTGCATACTGAAAAAACTGCTCTTGAGCAAAAAGTAGGTGATCTGGAAAAGAACCAGATGACGCCTGAAAAGCTTGAGCAGGCTGCTGCAGAACGTGCTGCTGTGATTGCCGATGCTAAAGCATTGGTGCCAACAGTTAAAACGGAAGGTTGCTCATGTGAGCAAATCAAGCGTGATGTGATTGCCGCAAAAGCTGGTGATGCTTTAGTAACTGCTTTGATGGGTAGTGTATCAGTAGGTGATGCAAAGCCTGAGCAGATCGACACAACTTTCCGTGCACTCTGTGCTGTGAAGGGTACACATCCTTCTAATCCTGTAGGTGATGCGCTTCACCAGCAGCAAAGTGTTAAAGCTGGTGATGGCAACCCAGCAGGCGGTGGGGAAGAAAAGACCTACAGCAAAGAAAACGCATACAAAACAATCTAAGGGGATGTAAATCATGGTTAAGCAATACGATGCTGCACCCGGCATGAAGTTTCACCTCATTGGCCCAGAGGATATTTTATCCCTGCCTGTGGCTGGTACCGGTTTGGTAAACGATGGTGACGTGGTTGTACGAAGTACTGACGGAAAAACAGTTTCAGCGGTAACTGGTGCAACTAATACCAAGTTTGGAATTATCGTACGTCACGGCGTAGGTAAGTCAGGCAAAACGGCTGATGGTAAAGAGGCATACAAAGCTACAGATGTAGCACCTGTTATGACCATCGGTTCGATTTACGTGAAGGTCACAGCACCAGTCACAGACATTAACGCAAAGGTTTATGTCAAAACAGCTAACGGTACCACAGCAGCGCCGTTAGGTTCTTTATCCCCAACAGCAACAGATGGTACAGAGTTACCGAACGCATCTTGGGAAACAATTTCAAATGAACAGGGTTTAGCAGCTGTTCGCTTACGTGGGGCATAATAATTATGAGTAAATTGGCAGCAATGAAGCTACGTTTAACACCAGTAGCTCAAATGGTTCAGGCAAATATTGGGGATGCATTTAATATCGATGCATTAGCTCAGTTATTCGTTAAATTGGAAGAATTTAATGAAATGGGTCCTCAGCTTCAGCAAGTGATGGATTACGCTAAATACATTCCTGTTAAACCTGTCAATGCCGTATATGGCGGAGGAGAAATCCTAAGCCGTAAGAAGGGTGTGGGTATGGGTAAAGATCATTCAGGAACTGGTAATGATATTCCCTTGGCTGAAGTTGAATATGATACTGTTCAATTGCCAGTGAAGGTCGGCACGATCAGTTATATGTATTCAGTGTTTGAGTTACAAGCAGCTCAAAAATTAAATTTAGCACTTGAAGCAGATAAAGTAGAGGCCGCTCGTCTAGCTGCAGAAAAACACTTAAGTAACATTGCTTGGTATGGTAATGCTCTTACCGGAGTTAAGGGCTTCTTAAATCAGACTGGTGTAACCATTGTTACAGCCCAACATAACTGGGCTACTGCAACCATTGAAGAAGTACTAAGTGACTTTAATGCAAGCTTGGCAGATGCTGAAGATCTTGTTGATGGGGATGTATCCGTACAGCCAGATACTTATTTGATGGCATCAAATCAGTACTTACACCTTTCTACCCGTGTAGTTGCTGATTCTGGCGGAAAGACTTTCTTAAAATTCATTGAAGAAAATAACATCTTCGCATCACAAGGTAAGCCGTTAACCATTCGTGGTTTAGGTCGTTCAAATGGTAAAGGTACCGCAGGTGCTGACCGTTCTATTATTTACCGCCGTGATCCGTCATGCATCCAAATGAAATGTGATGACGTCACTTTCTTGGCAGCTCAACCAGTTGGTGTGGATATTAAAGTGCCTGGTCACTACAAATATCAGGGCGTATGGTTGAAGCGTGTTGATTCTCTCCGTTACTTGGATCACGTGTAAGGATTAAAACAGTATGAAATATTCTTATATCTATAGCGGCTTACAGGCCGCTTTTGTTTTTTCTGGTATTGCTGTTTTGCCTACAGGCACACCAACTCTTGTGGATGAAGAAGCGCACAAGAAGCTCACTAAAAATAAGTTTGCTAAACATCTTATTGATATCGGTGAACTTGAAGTTCAGGAAATCGCGGAAGATGAGCCAAAAGCAGCGGGTAAAACTGGTGGCCGTGGTGGTAAAGGCGGCAAGCAAAACGACGCAGCAGGTGAGCAGCAAAAGCCAACTGATGAAGACGCTTTGGCCGCCGTGAAGGCTGAATTAACAGCGCTTGAAGTAACGTTCAGTGATGATGAAACACTTGAGCAGTTACAAGCTAAGTTAGCTCAGGCTAAAGAATAAGGTGAGTCTATGGACGTACAAACGTTTCGTGAAAAGTTCTCGACTGATTCGAGTTTAATGTCTTTGCCAGATGCAAAAATTCAGGATGCTTTAGAAGAAGCGGATCTGATTGTTTCTCAAATTGAGTTCGGGGCATTAAAGGAACGTGCTGTAGGTCTATATGCAGCACATATTCTTAAAGTTGGTACTGTAAGTGGCAATGGTGCTGCTTTTGGTACCGCCTCAAGCATGACAATTGCGGGCCAAAGTGTGAGTTATTCACGATCATCGAAAGAAGCTTTCTATGATCTCAGCATGTATGGCCAGCGTTACCTTGCGTTAAAAAATTCCATTCCAATCGATGACGAAGGCACAAACCCTAACCGTTTGGGTGTTGGTGCCTTTGTTGTATAGGAGAATCCCATGCCTTTTAAATATCAGGCACCAGAAGGTTATAAGCCAACCAAACTCGTTATTGCCGGGCAAAACCTAGATATCAAAAACGGCGTTTTAGAATCTGATAATGACATTATCCATATTTTAAAGCCCTTAGGTTTTGAGCGTTATGTTGAAGTGGTTGAGCCAAAGAAATCGACTTCCTCTGCTAAAGAGTAATTAAGCTATGAGCGATTATCGTGTTGATAGCCAAGTCAACTTTGATGAGATGAATAATCGCGTTAGGTTTGAAATAAGACGCACGATTAACGCTCTTACTTTGCGCTTACAGCGGATTGTTCAGGAAGACATGTTAAGTGGCCAACGACTTAAAGTTCAGTCAGGCCGCTTGCGTGGATCCGTTTCATCAAAGGTGGATGAGGATAAGGATTCCATTGAGGGAACCGTGGGAGCTGGTGGTGCTTTGGTGCCTTATGCCCCAGCACATGAGTTTGGCTTAAATGGAGCTTTGGGTGTTAAAGCACATCTAAGAACTATTAAGCAGGCTTTTGGCCGACCTATTTCACCTGTTCAGGTCAATATTAAGGCCCATTCTAGAAATGTTCGTTTTAGAGAATTGCGGTTCATGCGTGATTCACTGGATATCGTGGCCAAGATTGTGCCGAAAAATATTGATGCAGCAATTCAACGAGGTATAGCAGGTGGATAGTGAAGCAATTTATCAGGCGTTGTTCAAAAGATTAAGCACAAGGGTAGAAGGACTGATTACGGTGAGTCGCCGTTTACGTCACTTTAGTAATGTATTGCCTCATGAACGACCTGCAATGTTTATTACACAAGGCAATCAGCAAGAAGTCCCTGTACATGGTTTAGATTCAAAAGTTGAACTTGCTGCTGAGGTTTATCTCTATATTCATGAATCGGACACTACAAAGCCGCCATCATCACAGATGAATGTTTTCATCGATCGTGTACGTGAAGCTATTCAGCCAGATCATCCAGATTTTAATGAGTGTCAGACCTTGGGAGGTTTGGTTGAGCATTGCTGGATTGAAGGCACAATAGAAGTGTATGAAGCAGTAGAAAACATGCTGGATGATCAGGCGATTGCCATTATCCCTATCCGGATCCTCACAACCAATTAACAAAACCTTCATTTTATGACCGCCTCGATGGCGGTTTTGTCATTTTAGAGAGGTCAAGATAAATGTCTCAATATTTATTTGGTGCCGGCAAGATCTTTGCTACACCGATTCAAGATGTATACGGGCAACCGATTAGTAATCCCACACCAGTTGAAGTGGGGGTTATGCAATCCGTTGGTGTAGATATTAGCTATGACTTAAAAGAGCTTTTCGGTCGTGGTCAATTCGCTGTAGATGCTGCGCGTGGTAAAGGTACCATTAAATGTAAAGCTTCTTTCGGGCGTATTAACGGTACATTGTTAAATTCCATTTTTTTCGGTGGCGTTGTTGCTGAAGGTGGAATCGAAACAGTTTCCCAAACCATTAATGGTGAAGTGATTCCGGCTGGTGGTACTGTTACACCAGTTGTTCCTAACAGCGGTACATATGTAAAGGATCTAGGCGTAACAGATGCTAAAGCAATCCCACTTAAACGTGTAGCTTCGGCGCCAGCAACCGGACAATACAGTGTGGATGCAGCAACCGGTGCATATACATTTGCTGCTGCCGATGCAGGTAAAACGGTATTTATTAACTTCCGTTATTCAGCAATGGTAGCGGGTGCTAAGTCAATCACTGTATCTAATCTAGATATGGGTTATACGCCTGAGTTTGCCGTTGATCTGCAACGTGACTACAAAGGCAAGTTCATGCACATGAATTTCTTCCGTTGCACCAGTAACAAACTTGGATTCAGTTCAAAACAGGACGATTACGATATTCCTGAGTTTGAATTCCAGCCTATGGCTGATGATCTTAACCGTGTTTTCAAAATCGATTTATCGGAGTAATGCCAGATGCAATTTAAGCAAGTTGATAACCCACGTGGCTCAACAATTATTATTGATGGTCAGCCATTTGTATTTGCTCCTTTGTCACTTGGTGCGGTTGAAAAGTTATTGCCAGCTCTTCAAGCATTTAAGCCCGATGATGTGGGTACCGTGATTGATGTTGCGTTTAAGTCGCTTAAGCGCAATTACCCGGATATTACGCGTGATGATGTTGCTGAGATGATTTATATGGATCAGTTAACAGAAGTCATGGAAGCTGTAATGTCTGTGTCTGGTCTTAAAGGAAATGAAGACAACGCTGCAGGTGGTTCGGGGGAATAGATTGGGAGGAGCTGTACACGCATTTAGTACTAACGATGGGTAAAGATTACGACTATGTACGTAATGAAATGGACCTGCCTAGATTAAGAGCATTAAGTGCGTATCAGCAAAGTAACCCTCCCGCACATGTTGGGATACAACGGCTTTGCCGTATTTTGGAAGCATTTATGGGAATTGATGAAACTCCGCAAGCTATCACCGTTTCAGATGATAACGAGGATGATATGCTGGAAGTTTTGTCGAATTTTCCGCAGGGTGGTTAAGGCTGCCCTTTTAAATATTAATGTGACATTAAGTAACCAGTTTGTTAAATTGTACGAACTTTATAATAAATGGTGAAATTATGACTCAAACAAAATTTTGTTATGCCTGTGGCCAACAAATTGATGTTCGTGCAGAGATTTGCCCTAAATGTGGTGTAAGACAGCAAGATGTTAAAACTACGGGGCAAAAAAGTAAGATAGTTGCGGGTATTTTTGCTTTGCTTTTAGGTTTTTTTGGGGCACATAAATTTTACTTGGGTAAAGTTGGCCAAGGTATTCTTTACCTTATTTTCTGCTGGACTTTTATTCCTGCAATTATTTCCTTTTTTGAAGGAATAATTTATCTGTGCACATCGGATGAAGATTTTGCCAAAAAATATGGCTAATTAACTAGCATATTTAATTAGAGAGCCTTGCATTTGCAAGGCTTTTTTATTTCTCAATAGCCCTCCAAAGGGGCTTTTTTTTATGCCTGTGAGGAAGTTATGGCAAATAATAATCGTGTGGAAGTCCATGTCGGTGCTAAAACCTCTGAACTTAAAGAGGGCATGCAAGATGCAGAAAAAATAGTATCTGATTCTGCCAAAAAGATTGAAAGTACTGGGCATAACATTGATTTTAAGCTTGATCTTTCAAATCTACGGTCAGAGTTGAATGGATTTGCTTCAAACCTTTCTGATAAGTTCAAGACAGTAGGCAATGATATTAAAAGCTCGCTGACTAATGGCCTATCTTTAGTCAGAGGCGGTTTTTTTCTTGGTATTGGCCAAGAGATTGCTAGAAGTGCAGCGGAAGCGGTTGCAGCAATTCCTGATCTTGTATCTGCAGTGGGTAAGGCTTCAAAAGAGTTAGAGATTCAAGCCCGACTAGCAAATTCGAATACTTTAGAATTTCAAGAATGGGCATTTGCTGCCAAAAAAGTAAACGTGGAACAGGACAAGCTATCGGACATCATGAAAGATGTAAACGATAAGTTTGGTGATTTCATGCAAACTGGTGGTGGTGAGATGGCCGATTTCTTTGAGAAGATCGCGCCAAAAGTCGGTGTCACTGCCCAACAATTTAAAGGCTTATCTGGTCCGCAAATCCTAGAAAAGTACTACCAGACTTTGCAAAAAGCTAATGTGTCACAGGCTGAAATGACTTTCTATATGGAAGCCATTGCGAACGATGCAACATTATTAGCTCCATTATTGGATAACAACGGTCAAAAATTAAAAGAGTACGCTAAACAGGCTCGATTTAGAGGTTGATGGTGTTTATGGATCTGAAACTCTTGGAGCTCTAAAAACCTATCTGGCCAAACGCGGCAAAGAAGGCGAGAAAGTTTTGGTGCGAGTTCTGAACATTATGCAAGGGCAACGTTACATTGAAATCTGTGAGCGTAATCCAAAGCAGGAACAGTTTTTCTATGGTTGGATTGCCAATCGGGTTGTTATATGACTTTCTTTCAATACAGACGTTCAAAGATAGCTTTCACAATCACACTGCTGTGCATTCTATTTTCAGGATGCACAGCTCATACGATCAATAACAATGTGAGTGTTGGTATTTGTGTGAAAGCCCTCTGAGGAGAGCTTTTACAATTTATGCATTTTTTACATTACCTAACTGATTATTTTTACTAAAATAAATACATATTAAAATAGCAACTAATATTACTCCTGATGCTGCAAAACGGCTTAAGTCTAAACCTCCAGCGGAAAGGGGCTTATCTAGAAAGTCTCCAACTACAGCACCCAAAGGACGAGTTAAAATAAAAGTGCTCCAGAATAAAAATGTTCGTGAAACAGAAGTGAATTTATACAAAAACACCATCAATAAAATGAGTGCTGAGAAAAGAGCAATCCCGCCACTATAGCCTAATCCAATCGTATCTGCTGACCAGTCACCAAGAGCTGTACCCAAAGTTTGGCTAAAGGTAATTGTTAACCAATAAAAGACTTCTGATTTAGGTTTATTAACGGTATGAGGGGAGACGCTGCCTTCAACTTTATACCAACCCAATAATGAGAAGATGACTAAGCCGAGGAGTAAGCTACTTCCTCCACTATAACCAATACCTAAAGATCGAGTGACAAAGTCTGCTAATGTTGTACCAACAGTTGTACTCGCAATAATGGTAAACCAATATAAATATGGTTTATAACTTTTTGCCTTAATTTGACAGATCAATAAGATAATAAAAACTATGGCAAAAATAAAAGTACTAGTTAAATACCCAAGTTTCAATGACATTGAAAAACTATCTCCGCCAGTTTCACCAAAAGTAGTTGCGAAGATTTTAGTAATCCAGAATAGAAGGGTAACTTGGGGGACTTTAGTTATATACTCACTCATTTCATGACTTGAATTATTC